CCGTAATAGTCCTTAAACTTCTTATTAGTGGGGTACAGAGCAGGCCAAATCCTGACTTCGTAGCCAGAAACCTCAAGCTTTGCGTAAACACTGTCTTGGGTGTGAGGAGTGCCGAGGAACACGATCTCCCCACCGGGTTTGATTACGGAGTCAAACTCTTTGATTGATTCCCGAAGCTTGTCTCGGATCAGTTGGGTTTCACAGGACTGAGGTGTCTCAACGTCGTCAGCAACGATGAGATCAGCGCGTGAGCCAGTAATCTGACCAAAAATGCCGCTGGAACGTACCGAAGGAGACTGGTCTGGTTTCGCTCCGTAAACGTCAAAAGCAACTTTTGAGAACCGTTGGGTGTCGCTAGGGAACAGGTCTTTGACCATAAACCAGTTTCGGAGCAGGTCATGACAAAAGACGGAGAACGCATCAGCACGGTCTTGAGCTGCAGAGATCACAAGCACCTTACAGTCTGGATCCCGACGCAACCGCCACAACACATACCCAGCCGTCAGGAAGCTTTTACCGCAGCCCCTGTACGCCATAATGATCCGGCGGTTAGGACCGGTCTGTAGGTAGTCAGCAACTTGATACTGAACTGGGGTGGGACTAGGAAGCCTTAGGTAGTCCCAGAGGTAAGTAGCAAAAACAGGGAACGAGGCTGCTGCTTCTTGAATAATCCGTTCAGTCTGACTGCTGGCTCTTGGCATTGGATTTACTCGCCCACTTAAAAACTTGGCTCAAGTTATTCTGCAGGACGATGTTCATTTTGATGAACTGATACAGCATCTCCTCCAAGTCCTTGCGAGAAGCGTTTGGAATGTCTCGCCTCATCTGCTCCACTCGTAGCTGCTGCTCTATGGAGAGATCGAAACTGGGCAGAGGTGGTAGTTCATCCATTGGTTGATAACCGCTTCGCGCTCCTCACAATAGTCAGGACGGCTTTGAAACCACATTTTCCAGTGAGAGCTACCCTTCTCGTGGTTACAACGCTGACAAGCTGGAACGATATTGGTGGCTAAATCCTCACCACCCTTAGTTTTGGGATGGATGTGATCAAGAGTTAGCTGTTCGCTTTTGACACCGCAGTAGGCACATTTACAACCAAACGCTTCTTTAATTGATTGTCTCCATTGCTTTACTGCTTCACGACGCTGGAGGGCTTGAAGATTCGCCATAGCAGCCTCTGGTGTCAAATAGACAAAGCCCCCGGATGGCGAACGAATCACCATACCGAGGGCTCTGCTTTGTACATATAGGAAGGGTTAATTCCTAAGCACTAATATAAGACCGAACTTTCTTCAGATCGACTTCTGGCAGTGCAGAAATCATCTCAGAAATAGCAGAAACATCACCACCGTTAAGAGCAGTAATACCTTGGTCTTTCAGGAACTTAATAGCGTTAGCGAGGTCAGACGCTTTAACGTCATCACGGTTCAGTTGATCAATCAATTTGGTAGCCACCAGACGGTGAAGACTAAACAGATCATCTTCTGAAGCCAAACCCTCAGTCTTATTTAGAGACTTTTTTGGAGCGGCTGCCATAGATAACTCGGAACAGTTTCACTCCCAATTGTATGAGACTGTTTTCTTTTAAACGAGAAACAGCAATAAGCTCAGAAGCAGCAAAAGCACTCAGCCAAAGAGCTGCTTGCACTGAAGGATCAGAGAAGTCCATAGGAATAATTAGGACGGTTTCTTGATCAAGATAGCCCAACCCGACCCAGGACCTTCAACAAGCCACCTTTTATTCCAGTTCTTTTGGCTATAAGCCACGCCTTTACCCTTCGTGTGGTTGATATATCCTCCACGGACCATATCGGCCTCACCATTAGGGTCGTGATGTATCCAAGCACCTTCTGTGTAGCCAATGACCACACTGTAGTGCCCAGAGCCGCTAGGAGCGCTTACAGGGCCCTTGTGGAGCCATCCGACTACTACAGGCCTACCAGCGTCTATCTCGCCTCTGAGGAGCTCTGGGGTGCCGTTCTGGATGAATTTAGGATCTAGTCCGAGGTACCGAAGAGCTTTGAGCTGAGCATCAACGCTCGTAGAGTCCCCAAAGCGAGCCCTGAGTTTGTTATACGCATCATCACCTTTGATCTTGCCGTAATAGCTAGCCACCATGGCGCAGCTAGAGCTGAAACACTCCCGATACCCAGTAGGTCCATTGTCTAGTTGGTACTCGTAAGGTACCTTGAGCAACTTTCCCGTTTGCTGGACCTCCTGCTTCGGCTGTTGACGCTGGACAAGGGTTATCAGCTTTGTTGCATAAGCAGGGTCTGTTGCGTACCCTTGCTTTGTTAGCTGCTGAGCTGCTTCTAACGTCGTTTTTGCGTTATTGATACCGCTGTACTGCTTGTAGTCTTTGTACCACCGGCCAACGAGGTATTCAACACATTCCTTGAGAGAGCCAAAATTAAGAAACCCGTCCCGAACAGATACAGGAACACCGTTAACGTATTCAGTTGTTGCAACGGTAGTACCTTTACCTTTTAAACCAAAGTAATTATGAGTGCCAGATGTACTACGGCCCCAGTTACTTTCAAGCGCCCACTGAGCAGCTACTAGCTCTGGAAACTTTGCTCCAGCTTCACGAGCAAGTTCTACTACACCGTCCCACGAGCCGTTACTGGGGATTTGATTCTTTGGTCCTGATCTCCACAAATCAGAAAACTTTGCCAGGATCCCAGGAGCAAGGTTCTCCTGCAGGAAATCCAAAGCAAAGTTTTGATGTTCTTGATTGTTGTAATACTTAGCTACGTCACGGAGTGAGATGTCGGCCATTGAGTAAAATCCGGTCGAGTTTTTCGTCGATGTGTTGGATCTGCTTGTCGATCCGGTCCATCATTGGCATTAGCTCGTCCTTTCTAACAAACTCTTTGTGAACCGTCATCTCTACTTGGTCAATACGGCGATCTAGTTCCATATGTCGTTTATGAGACCAAGCAAAGACACCACCTCCAACTGAAGCAGCACCCAAGAACAAAGACAGGATGAAGGAAGGATCCATTAGGCCATACCGCTAAAGCCTTTCTTCATCTTGTAGGCAAGACGAACGGCGTCTACATCAATTGAACCAGGGCGGTACGGATGGCCCTTAGGAAGAGGTTTGGTTTCTTGAATTTTGGGAAGCTGAGGACCAGGCTTAGCGCCGCCAGACTCACGCTTGATTTCAAAAGAAGGCATGACTATTTACCTTTGGGTACACAGTTAGGAACAGTTTTGGCACCTTTCTTTTTGGTACCAACCATCTCGTACCCTTTCCAACAAGGACCTTTAGCCATAACGAATAAATATCTTCACTAACTATATTAAATACTCCCCATGCAGTCGCTCACGCGCTTGACACTGCTCTAGCCAAGGGGTGGTGGCGAGTAACGCTCCATGCTCCAAAAAGGGTTTACATAGAACTTACAGCCAGGCAGTTAGCTGCCCAGCAAGCTTATCAGTCCTCGCCGCGAACCTTAGTGTTGTACTTACGGCCTCTCCAGGAAAAGTCTTGACGACCAGCCTTACGAGCAGCAGCAAAAGCATCATCAAACGAACCCTTGTCAGCGCTCATCTGCTGATTACGGAGGTCCATTTGACGCTTCGCCTTGGCCTCGTCGTAATACTCCTGCTTTTGACGTGCTGTCAGCTCAGAGCCTCGTCCTGCAGGTTGAGCCCGCATTACCTCAGCAGCAATGGCAATAGGAATAGCAAGGCGAGACAAAGCACCAGTAGATCCTTGTGCCAGTAACGAGGCCGTCCTAGCAGCTCCACTAGGCGTAACAGTGCCAGGCATTTGAGCTCGTGGCAGCCTCGCCGTTTGCATAGGCCGTTGGTTGCCACTAGGAGTGGGAAGATTGCGACCACGTTGAGTAGCTCCTTGACCCTCAGGAGCATAGCGACCCGCGTTGCTACGAGTCTGACCGCCGCGTTTGATTGGCATGGGTTTACTTGGTTTTATAACCTTTTTTCATCTTGCCACCCTTTTGGATCTGTGGCTTGCCTGCCGCTTTGGCTTCCTTGGACCACCGCTTAGCGATCTCAGGATGCTGAGAGTACATATAACGCATTTGCTTCTCAGAACTAAACGGCATGGGGCTGAAACAAACTCTTTAAAAATGTTACTAACAAAAACAGCCCAGGTTACTAACCCAGGCTGCAAATAGAATTAAAGGTTTTTAAAGGTTTTACTTACCCTGACCTCGATAAGCTTTTTGACCCCTTTTAGGTTTGCTGTTTTTGCTAGAACCTTGGGTCGTTTGCTTAGGTTTAGGAGGAAGGCGGACTGGTTTACCGCTCAGGGTTTTCTTGCTTACCACGGCACACCAGATTCCTTAGTGGGGTGGCGCTGCTCGTCCAGTTGAGCTTGGAGGGCAGCTTGGATCTCGTTGACCTTTTCTTCGCCACCAATGGCTTCCTGGACCCAAGCGATCACCAGATCTTCAGTCAGGTCAGCAAAGGGAATCAGGTTCTCAGGGCGCTCAAAGCCCACAGAACCATACGCACCAGAAGCATAGGTGTCGTCTTTGGCGTCGATGGTGTAGTGAGCGGTGAAAACGAAACCATCGGCGGTTTCTCGCTCAAGGTTAGCGATGTGCCAGGTGAAGGTAGTAGACATTTGGGTGAAAACGTTTCTGAACTAGTTTAAGGGGTTTAGTGAGTAGGACTACAAGCCCTTAAGCGCTGTTACTTCAGCTTCCAGGGTTTCGATGCGGAGCTGCGCCTCCTGCAGTGCTTTGATTGCCATCCACATCATCTGCTGGTCCTTCACGCCGAGCTTTTCAGGCTGCGCTTCCTGCGCTGGCTCCAGCTCGTTTCCTTCTTCATCTAGTACAGCTTCCTTGGCCTCTTTGGCTTCCTGAAAAACCGTTATCACTTCCGGGCAGCTTTCGGCAACCTGCTGGGCAATGACGCCCATGTTCAGATCAGCATCGTCGGGCTGATCCTTGTAGCGGAAGTTGACGATCTCCCATTCTTTCAAACAGTCCCAAGTGCCATCGGCTGGGGTGATGTCCTTTTTGACGTTGCGATCAGAAAGATTGACGTTATTAGCACTGTAGTTGGCAATACCCCCGTTAGAACGAAGGGTTACGCGCTGAGTAACACCGCCTTGGCAATAAAGAAAATAACGAGTAGCATCATTTGAGTCGGCTCCAAGTCCTAAAAATATGCCGTATGGAGTAGTGCCTGAATTGTTGTAAATCTCCATAGAATTGGCATTATTGTTAATAGCAGTGATTACTGTCTTGCCAGTGCTATCAATCCGCATCCGCTCCGTCGGGCTGCTCGCTCCGTCGGCGGTAGTGGAGAACACTAGGCGGCCTGGCATGTCGTTAGCGCCGGGAGTGCCGTCTACAAATGCCTCAATACGTGCCGCAGTAAGCGCATTGGTTCCGTCATAGCCAACAAACGCAACTGCCCCAACACCATCTTGGGCATTTACAGACTGAGTACCCGTACCTCTGGCGTGTGAAAGGAAAAGGAAGGGTGAATCAGCATTTGCGCCTTGCGCGTGCATAACGGTGTTATTGCCGCCGATGACGTTCAAAGTTGCAGGAATGCCAGTGACATTAGACGTGCCAACTAACAACCTGCCGGAGCTGTCGATGCGGGCGCGTTCTGCATCACCACCGCTTACAAACCTCAGAACGTTTGCATTAGCTCCGTTGCCGACAAACCGAATTTGATTTCCGTTTGCACCGTCAGGGCGCAAGATCATCAATCCATTGCTGCTATTAGCATCCGCTCTAATTGCGTCTGCTCCATCAGACGCTGCGGTGACGTGCAGGTTTGCAC